AGAGATACATTATCTAAAACTAGAAAAGATTGGAGTTCACAACATGGATCTACGGATTCATTACATACACCAGTCCAACTAGAAAGAACTGCAATTAGTGCAGAGATGGCAGAAAAAGAAGTAGCTAGAGTTCTTGAAGACTTTATGTCTGATGCAAGAATAAAAGCTGAAATTCAAGCTGCTAAGAAATCTGGTAGATCATTAGCTGAGATATGGGGAGAAGCTGCTGAACAGGCAAGACTTGTTTATGAAGGAAGAAATACATCTGAAGTAACTCCTGAAGAATTTTGGGAACAATTAGGTTTAAATCCAACTGTTATTAAAAAAGGTGCTCCTGATGAAATAACGATTTGGGACCCTGAAAATGTAGCAGCTGCTGATTTAGTAATAGGTTCTCTTATGAAAGAAATAAGAGATATAGGAATCGTTGGTAGAGAACTATACGATATTGCAGATTTAAAAGATATTGATGGTCCAGCTAAAGATATGTATGACAAAGTCATTGCTGGTTTAACTCAGATTAAATTATCTAAGATGAAAACATCTGGACAACTACGTTCATTTGCAGCTGGTAAACAAAACCTTAAATCAGTACATGAAGCAGTAAACGTACAAGTTGGAGAATCCATTGATGCATTTAGATTAGCTTTAAAAGCAGCTGGAGATAATCCTGACGATAGTTTGTTTAAAGCTATCTGGGAAACAATCTCTATGACTAATGAGATTCATAACCTTACTGATTTTGATGCGTATATACGTAAGAAATTAAAAGGTGGTGAGTTTAATGGAAAAGTTAAAACTGGTGTTCTTATAAGAGAGTTAGAAGGAGTAATGATTAATAGTGTTCTAAGTGGACCTAAAACATCTGCTAGAGCAATTATGGGTACATCTTCTGCAACATTCTTAAGACCATTTTCTCAAGTAATAGGATCAACTCTTACAGGAGATAAAGCTACACAAAGAGCTTCTCTTGCAGCTATGAATGAAATGATGCAATCAATTCCTGAAGCATGGCAAGTATTTACTACTAAATTAAATTCTTATTGGTCTGGAGATATATCAACTGTAAAATCTAGATTTTCTGAATATACCAAAGGTGATGAGCAATGGGCTATGTTTGGTGATTGGGTTGAGAATAGTGGTAGAGCTAATGCTGGAGATAAAGCAGCATATTATATGGCTAACATGGCTAGAGCTGTGAATGATAATAAGTTTCTTACTTATTCAACAAAGATCATGGCTGCTACTGATGATACTTTTGGATATATATTAACTAGAGCTAGAGCTAAAGAAAAAGCTATGCGTCTAGCTATGGATCAATTAAATGATGGGAAGATAACTGAAATAACTCCTGACTTATTAAAGAATGCACAAGATAGATTTTATTCTCAAATAACAGATGCTGATGGCAACATTACTGATGCTGCAACAATCTTTGCAAAAAAAGAAGCAACACTTACAACTGACCTTACAGGATTTTCTAAAGGTTTAAATGAAGTATTTGATTCAGCTCCTTGGGCTAAACCATTTTTCTTATTTGCAAGAACAGGTGTTAATGGACTAGCACTATCAGCAAAACATACTCCTGGTTTTAACTTCTTAGTTAAAGAATGGAATGATATTGCTTTTGCTACTCCTGATAATTTAAAAGGATTACAAAGGTATGGTATTGAAACAGCTGAAGATTTAGCTAATGCAAAAGCTTTACAAGTTGGAAGATTAGCTATTGGTTCTTCTGTTATTTCAATGGCTGCTATGCATTTTATGAATGGTGGACTTACAGGTAACGGACCAGCTGACAGACAAAAAAGACAAGCATGGATTGATGCTGGATATAAACCTAGAACAGTAACAGTAGGTGGAGTACAAGTTGGATATGATTCTTTTGAACCATTTAACTTAATACTTTCAACTATTGCTGATATTGGTGATTACAGTCAATTAATGGGAGAAGAGTGGACTGAAGATAACTTCCAAAAATTAGCATTAGTAGTTGCTCAAGGTATTACCAGTAAATCTTATTTGGCTGGTATGCAACAATTTGTAGAACTATTTAGCGGTAAACCTGGATCATGGGAAAGAATTATTGCAGGGTTAGCTAATAACACAATCCCTCTTTCTTCTTTGAGGAACGAAATAGGTAAAGTTATTAACCCACATATGAAAGAGTTAAACTCTGGAATACAAGATGCTGTTAGAAATAGAAACTTAATTACTGAAGGTTTAGATCCTGAAGGTGGATTACCTACAAAATATGACATGCTCAATGGTCAACCAATTAGAGATTGGGATTTTCCTACTCGTATGTTTAATATGTTTAGTCCGTTTTCAATTAATTTAGATCAAAACGAAGGAAGAAAACTTTTATTTAATAGTGGCTATGACATGAGAATGTCTACTTATTCCTCACCAGATGGAATAGATCTTAGTGATAATCCACGTCTTAGATCTAAATTTATGCAAGCTATAGGTAATCAAAACTTAGAAGCACAACTACAAAAATTAGCTCAAGATCCAAAAATTATAGCTTCAATGCAAACTATGAATGCAGATCTTAAAGCTGGTAGAAGAGAGATGAATCCTAGAACTGCTTATGTACATAATCGTGTAATTCATATGTTATTTATGAATGCTAGAAAAGTGGCATGGGCACAAGTTAAAAATGATCCTGAAGCATTACAGCTATATCAAGAAGATAAAAGATTAAACGTACAAAATAATAAATCAATTAATAGGACAAGTAACTATACAGAACCTAGAACAGAAACTAAAAATATAGATTTACTTCTGCCCTACAGATAAACAATCCACTCGCCACAACACAACTAAATAACAAATCGTTTGTAAAAAACAAATGGCGACAACTGAACATTTTAGAAATGGAGGGAATACTTCCCTTAATTTCGATTTTCCAATTCTTGCAAATAGCGATTTAAAAGTAGAAATTTATAACGCTACGTCAGGATTATGGGAACCAAAAACTGAAAACACAAGTGGCACTACTGATGGTGACTACACAATATCAAACACAAATGTAGTATTTAACAGTGCTACTCCATCTGGTACAGGTAATGTACATATATATAGAAATACAAATGTAGATAATCCTCAAGCAGTCTTTGCTGCGGGTTCCTCTATACGTGCAGTTGACTTAAATAATAACCAAACACAGGTTTTATATTCGACTCAAGAAGCTGTTGGACAGCTTGTACAAGAAACAGATCTTAAAGATTCAATAGTAACTACAGCTAAGTTAGCAGACTCAAGTGTTACTGCTGCAAAGTTAGCAGACAATGCTTTTACTGATGTTTACAAAACAAAAGTAGATGGTATTGAAACTGGAGCTACAGCAGACCAAACTGCTACTGAGATCAGAGATGCTGTTGGCAGTGCTACTAACTCAAACATCTTTACTGATGCTAACCATACTAAATTAGACAACATTGAATTTGGAGCTACTGGTGATCAGACAGCTGAAGAAATACAAGATATTGTAGGAGCTATGCTTTCTGGTAATACTGAATCAGGTATTACTGTAACTTATCAAGATAGTAATGGTACTATAGATTTTTCTGTAGCATCACAAACAGATCAAAACTTTACTAACGATGACCACAATAAGTTAGATGGTATTGAAACTGGAGCAACAGCAGATCAAACTGGTTCTGAGATAAAGAGTGCATATGAAGGTGAAAATAATACCAATGTATTTACTGATAATGAGAAGACAAAATTAAGTAGTGCAGTTACAGAAACTGACGCTCAAACTCTTACTAACAAAACACTAACCAGCCCAGTAATAAATAACTTTAGTGGTACTGGTATTGTCACTTCTGGAACTTCTACAAGTGATAATCAAGTTTATTCAGCTAAGAGATCTGACGAACTATATTCTTCACAAGCTAGTGCAGCAGCATCTAGTGCTAGTGCAGCGTCAACATCTGAAACGAACGCAGCTACCAGTGCAACAAATGCAGCAACATCTGCAACCAATGCAGCAACGAGTGCTACAACGGCTACTACACAGGCAACTACAGCCACTACACAGGCAACCAATGCGGCTACAAGTGCTACTACAGCATCTACACAGGCAACTAATGCAGCGACCAGTGCTACAAGTGCATCTACCCAAGCAACTAACGCAGCAACCAGTGCAACTACATCTAGCACTCAAGCTAGTAATGCTGCGACATCTGCTAGTAATGCCAGTACTTCTGAGACAAATGCATCTGCTAGTGCAACATTAGCTCAAAGTTATAGAGATGGATTTAACAGTGTTTATTTAGGAGCTTTAGCTAACGACCCATTAGGAGATACGTTAGGTAATGCTGTAACTGCTGGAGATACATATTTAAATACAACTAACAATACTTTTAGAGTTTATAACGGTTCTACATTTGATACTGTTGGTTCTGTTTCTCGTAATACCTTTGAATCACCTCAAGTAGCAAATATTGGTGTATTTAGAAATTATGCAGTTTTAACAGATACTAAGACAGCTCCTAATTCTGGAGGTAGTTTCTACTCTAATTATTGGAGAGTAAGAGATTTAAATACAGAACAATTTGACGCAGACAATATAACAACAATATCTAGTAATCAATTTACTTTACAAGCTGGTACTTACTTTATAAAAGCTAGTGCGTTATCTAGCAATGTAGGTGATAACCAGTTACGTATATATAACGCAACAGATTCCTCCGAAGTAGCAAGAGGAAGTGTATGTCAGTCAACAACTGACGGATCTAATTTTACAGCTACGGCTCAAGGAAGAGTAACAATAACAAGTGCTAAAGCATTTGAGATACAACATATTGCTAGTCAGGATCAGATCATTTATGGGTTTGGATTGGCTTTAAATGGAGCAGCATTATTTGATAACCAGACAGCTAACCAAGATTTCTTAACAGTAGAAATATATAAGGAGTCTGAAAATAATATCACTTCAACAATATTAGGTCTCAATCTTGTTTATACAGCTGCGGCTGGAACTAACGAGATTGACTTTGGGTCTCTTACTTCAACATCAGGTTTAGCTGATGAAAATATTTCAAATGGAAAATTAGTCTCTTTGGCTGAAGGTTCCAGCACATTTAATCTTGCAACTTTATAACAATGGCAGACACATTAAAACTTAGAGGTGGAACAACCTCACAAAACAATTCATTTACTGGATCTGATAGAGAAGTCACAGTAGATACAACAAAGAAAACCTTAGTAGTACATGACGGAAGTACTGCTGGTGGTAGTGCATTAATGAAAGAAAGTGGTGGAAATGCTGCTTCTTCTGTCGGTATAGGTACAGGTGGAACTAATGCAATCAATATTAATAGTAATCAAAAAGTAGGTATAGGTATAACAAGCAATGTTGCA